TTATGGACGCATTATGGACATTCCTGACACCGGGTTAAGAGTCACTGCATCTTGTAAGAAATCCGGTGCAAAGTGTGCGTAGGTCATAGTTTGCTGAATGTTAGAATGACCCAGGATGCGCTGCAATGTGATTATGTTACCTCCATTCATTATAAAATGTGTGGCAAATGTATGCCTCAAAACATGCACTGCCTGTCCGTCAGGTAAATCGGGTTTTACTTCCCTGAGAGCGTTGCGCACTTTGTAGTAACTGGCATTAAAAAGCCTGCCTGAATTTTTGGTCTTGATCCGTTTAATCAGGTCCTGCGAAACGGGAATTGTCCTGCGCTTTCCGTTTTTAGTTTTCATAAACGTAACCATCTGGTTAATGATGTGTTCAGCTTTTAAATTAGACACTTCACTCCAGCGTCCACCAGTAGAAAGGCAGACCAGAGTCGCATTTAATTCATCACCATCGAGCATGGATAACAGCCGTGTAATCTCTTCACTGGACAAAAAAGCCATTTCTGTAACAGCTTCACGTAATCGCTTAACCTCACGGAACGGGTTGTGAGAATGGTATTCACCGGCGTCAATTAACTTGGTGAACATCCCGCTCATTATTGCCAGATGCCGATTTACGCTGGCTGGTTTTAGACCATCGTTCATCATTACAACGCGATAATCAGTTATCGTTTTCTTTGTTAGCTGGTCAGCTCTGGACACTCCCATTTCTGCAAATTTGGCGATTATTGTCGTCAAACGCCCCCGTTCAATATCTCCACGCTCATGTGATTTTCCGTGATATATCCACCATCTGCCTAACAACTCTGTAAGAGTTCGGCGGTCGGCTGGCTTCTCCAGCCACTCTTTGTTGTGGTAGTTAACCAGTACATGACGTTCGAATGCTTGAGCTTCACCTTTAGTTTTAAATTTCCGCCTGATACGTTTTCCATCTGCACCCTGCGGTCTGACGTCCACTTCATAACGACCATCATCGAGCTTTTTAATAGACATAAAGCCCTCCGATGACGCTGTTTACTTCTACTACTTGAAAATTAATGCAATTTTCTTTCGTACATTTACTGCATACATATGCTGAATAAATCGTCAGCCAGTCTTTTGGTCTGAGTGGTGCAAGGTTGTTGAGTCTTGCCCAATGTGCGCGAGCGCTGGGGCTATTTGTCCGCCAGCGGGATCAGTTTCATCAAACATGAACCAGTCACGGTATTTGCGAAATCTTTCAGGCTTGAAAAATTTCATGCCTGCGTCAAAAGACATCTTTACTTTTCCCTGCTCATATCCAGCATAGGTGTTGTAGTTAATTCCAGTTAATTCAGCAACTTGCTTCCTTGTCATTCTTTCTGACTCCCGAATAAGTGCGAGTTTCTCTGCTTGAGATGTGATTTGTGTATTTGACATGAATTGTCGTATCTCGTAATTTATGTTGTATGCGACACACCAGAACAACGCAGAGCGGCTTCAAATAGCTCTGGTTGAATGGCACCAAAGTTGAGGATATCAAAATGAGTATTGGATCAGAAATGAATAACGATGTTGGAGAAAAAGTATCTGATCTCACAAAAAGTAAAAAATGTGACATCAAACTTGCAGCCGCACCGTCGGATTTGCTCTCGAAAGAGGGATTTGCTCTTTACATCGGTAAGACGCCTCGTGCTGTTGCTGAAATGGCGAAAGCAGGCAAGTTACCAGCCTTTTATATGACGGACCCATTAAAGCCGGGCGGTCATGCTGAGTTATGGATTAATCGCCGTGAGTGGGACAAGTACGCAGCCCAACTAGTTGATGAAGCTCCGACAGAATGGCATGACTGGAAAAATCGCATTAGTTACAGCAAATCAAGACATGGCCGTGTGGCTTAAGGTGGAAAGGATGAACGAGCCTCGTTGTATTGCTCAGTTATTGCGTAACGAAAGCCCCAGGGTGATTGACTTCACCATTACCCACGGTAAGGGGCGTAAGGGAATCATTATCCGCACCAAAAAACAGAGTCCGTTAAAAAAGGCTCTGACCTTTCTGAAAAGCCGGAGGGTATGGAAATGACAGTGATGACGCTCAATCTCGTTGAAAAACAACCAGCAACTATGCGCCGGATAATTGGTAAGCATCTTGCCGTCCCTCGCTGGCAGGAGACATGTGATTATTATAATCAGATGATGGAGCGCGAACGGCTAACGGTTTGCTTCCATGCACAGTTAAAACAGCGTCATGCAACGATGCGTTTTGAAGAAATGAACGACGTCGAACGTGAACGGCTGGTTTGTGCAATTGATGAATTGCGTGGGGCATTCTCAAAACGCCGTCAGGTCGGTGCAAGTGAGTATGCATATATTAGCTTTTTAACTGTCAGTCAGCGCCGTACTTTATTTATGCACGCACGACTGACAGAAAAAGAATTTAATCAGCCATACTGGCGAATTAATGAAGAGTCATGTTACTGGCGTGATGCTTTATTCCGTGCATTACGTGAATTATTCAGTCTGTTTGAATATGCACCGACAATTCTGACGTCGGTAAAACCAGAGCAATATCTGCATTAAGTAATTAACCAAAGTTTTTAACGCACTTAATCGTGCGGGGCTTCTTTTTGCCTGGAGAAAGTCATGCATACAGTTTCTGAAAATCAGTGCGGTAAATACGCATTAATGCTGCAACAGGCCAGAACCGAAGCACAGGCCGATGCAGCAACGCGCTTTTCGTCTCATCTTGATGCCATGATTCGCCACATCACAAAGGCGGAGTTATCCCGCGTGGAGATAGTCGAGTTGCTCAGTCAGGAGTCTGCCAAATTCCATAATCTAGGACTCAATAAATAACAGGGAAGTTGGAGATGACAAATACAAAATGGTTCAGGAAACGCTTAACAGATTATCAACTTTCATTACTTAAAAAATTAGATGACAAGACTCCACTACATCCTTCAAGCGATGTCTTCCGCTCCTGTCCTAGTCGTGTAGAAAAAGCATTTATAGCAATGGGGAAATGGGGGCTTGTGACCAAATCAAGAGAAGGTTTCTGTATTACCGATAATGGCCGGGAAATGATTGATTCTGCGGAGAGGGCATATAGCGAATGAAAAATATATTGCTTAATAACTGGCTGAAGATTTCAGTCATGAAAAATGGTGATTTGTCGCTAGCTGATATTAAACGCGATAAAAACACTGGGGATATGGTGGAATCAACTATAGCCATTTATGCGGATAAATTAAATCTCCTGTCTGATGTGGTCAATTTACTTGTTAAACGCGCTGTATTTCATAAGCAAATTTCATCCGTGGATGAACTGACAAAATTAACGACAGAAATCGCCAGCTATTGCGCTGATGAATTTAAGAAGCTGAACGACAAAAGGAGCTGGTAATGCCGGACAACGTAGATTTTATTCAGGAACAACAGGCTGAATTACTGGAGCGCCAGATTAACGCGGCAAGAGTAAAACATTGCGGTGCTTCTGCGCTGGTTTGCGAAGAGTGTGACGCGCCAATACCTGCTGCCCGTCGTGCGGCTTATCCGTCAGCCACGCGTTGTGTTTCCTGCCAGTCAGTCTTTGAAGCAAAAAACAAGCATTACCGGAGAATGGCATGAGTATTCGTATTGAAATTGGCGAACGTTATGTCGTTACCAGTGACAGCTTTCAGTTTATTCTCCACGAGAAAAAGAGAGCGGAAAGCGGTAAAAACGCCGGTCAGGAATGGCTGGCGGTGGTTGGTTATTACCCGAAATTAAGCCAGCTCGTTTCCGGCCTGATGCATCACGATATTCTGACCGGAAGCGCAAAGTCTTTTGCTGATTTAAACGCGCAGGTTGAGCAACTCAGCAGGCGTTGTTCAGAGGCTTTTGGCTCATATGGCCGTTAAAGCCTCCGGGCGTTTTGTCCCTCCGTCAGCATTTGCCGCAGGCACCGGTAAGGCGTTTACCGGTGCTTACGCATGGAACGCGCCACGCGAGGCCGTCGGGCGCGAAAGACCCCTTACACGTGACGAGATGCGTCAGGTGCAAGGTGTTTTATCCACGATTAACCGCCTGCCTTACTTTTTGCGCTCGCTGTTTACTTCACGCTATGACTACATCCGGCGCAATAAAAGCCCGGTGCACGGGTTTTATTTCCTCACATCCACTTTTCAGCGTCGTTTATGGCCGCGCATTGAGCGTGTGAATCAGCGCCATGAAATGAACACCGACGCGTCGTTGCTGTTTCTGGCAGAGCGTGACCACTATGCGCGCCTGCCTGGAATGAATGACAAGGAGCTGAAAAAGTTTGCCGCCCGTATCTCATCGCAGCTTTTCATAATGTATGAGGAACTCTGCGATGCCTGGGTGGATGCGCATGGCGAGAAAGAATCGCTGTTTACGGATGAGGCGCAGGCTCACCTGTATGGTCATGTTGCTGGCGCTGCACGTGCTTTCAATATTTCCCCGCTCTACTGGAAAAAATACCGTAAAGGGCAGATGACCACGAGGCAGGCATATTCTGCCATTGCCCGTCTGTTTAACGATGAATGGTGGACTCATCAGCTTAAAGGCCAGCGTATGCGCTGGCATGAGGCGTTACTGATTGCTGTCGGGGAGGTCAATAAAGACCGTTCTCCTTATGCCAGTAAACATGCCATTCGTGATGTGCGTGCGCGCCGCCAGGCAAATCTGGAATTTCTTAAATCGTGTGACCTTGAAAACAGGGAAACCGGCGAGCGCATCGACCTTATCAGTAAGGTGATGGGCAGTATTTCTAATCCAGAAATTCGCCGGATGGAGCTGATGAACACCATCGCCGGTATTGAGCGTTACGCTGCCGCAGAGGGTGATGTGGGGATGTTTATCACGCTGACCGCGCCGTCAAAGTATCACCCGACTCGTCAGGTCAGAAAAGGCGAAAGTAAAACCGTTCAGCTTAATCACGGCTGGAACGATGAGGCATTTAATCCAAAGGATGCGCAGCGTTATCTCTGCCGCATCTGGAGCCTGATGCGCACGGCATTCAAGGATAATGATTTACAGGTCTACGGTTTGCGAGTCGTCGAGCCACACCACGACGGAACGCCGCACTGGCATATGATGCTTTTTTGTAATCCACGCCAGCGTAACCAGATTATTGAAATCATGCGTCGCTACGCGCTCAAAGAGGATGGCGACGAAAGAGGAGCTGCGCGAAACCGTTTTCAGGCAAAACACCTTAACCGGGGCGGTGCTGCGGGATATATCGCGAAATACATTTCAAAAAACATCGACGGCTATGCACTGGATGGTCAGCTCGATAACGATACCGGCAGGCCGCTTAAAGATACTGCCGCGGCTGTTACCGCATGGGCGTCAACGTGGCGCATTCCGCAATTTAAAACGGTTGGCCTGCCGACAATGGGGGCTTACCGTGAGCTACGCAAATTGCCTCGCGGCGTCAGCATTGCTGATGAGTTTGACGAACGCGTCGAGGCTGCACGCGCCGCCGCAGACAGTGGTGATTTTGCGTTGTATATCAGCGCGCAGGGCGGGGCAAATGTCCCGCGCGATTGTCAGACTGTCAGGGTCGCCCGTAGCCCGTCGGATGACGTTAACGAGTACGAGGAAGAAGTCGAGAGAGTGGTCGGCATTTACGCGCCGCATCTCGGCGCGCGTCATATTCATATCACCAGAACGACGGACTGGCGCATTGTGCCGAAAGTTCCGGTCGTTGAGCCTTTGACTTTAAAAAGCGGCATCGCCGCGCCTCGGAGTCCTGTCAATAACTGTGGAAAGCTCACCGGTGGTGATACTTCGTTACCGGCTCCCACGCCTTCTGAGCACGCCGCAGCAGTGCTTAATCTGGTTGATGACGGTGTTATCGAATGGAATGACCCGGAGGTCGTGAGGGCGCTCAGGGGCGCATTAAAACACGGGCTGAGAACACCAAATCGTCAGCAGAGAAACGGAGGCCCGTTAAAACCTAATGAAATTGCGCCATCGGCAAGGCTGACTAAATCGCAGCGCGACCAGATATCGCGTATCCGGTTTGACCTCGCACAGCATGGCATCACGCCGGAACGGTGGGAGCTGGATGTACTAGCACGAGGTGCGAGGGTGGCATATGGCGAGAAAAAATTTACATATCCGGTTGTTGATGAGTGGCCGGGGCTTCCAATAAATCAACGATGTATATAGTACGAGGTGATATTCTGTATCACTGAATACTGTGAATCGGAGAGCGGGGAGTTGTGATATTGTAATCAGCGTGATCAGAGGATTGGCATTCGTCATCACAATAATATTCAACTAACTGTACTACGTCAGTTTTCTAATGGAATTGAGTGGGTAATGCTAGGAATTGCCGTTAGTGTTTTGTAATCTATAGCTTCGGAGAAATGCTTGCTTGAGGAGGCGCTGTGAGTCGAGACTCTTACGAGATCCTTCATGAACAGATACACGCTTGGCTGCATAGAAAAAATATCTCTTCATCTGTACGAAGAGTATCTATGCTACCTGCAGCTATTGCTACAGACATAGGTTTAGTTAGGAAAGAGAACCAAGACCGGGTAGCTGTATTAAAATTTCGTCCTTTTAGTAAGAATAAGGACATGATTGTCATCGCTTTAGCAGATGGTATGGGGGGGATGGAAGGGGGAGCGAATGCTGCTTCATTGACCGTATCATCTTTTTTTACCGAGATAATTAAACACTCAGGCTTGCCAATTAGACAATGTCTTGAAATCGCCGTTTTAAAAGCAAATGAATCGGTTTTGAAAGTATATAATGGGAACGGTGGGGCTACGTTATCTGCCTTAGCTGTAGATGACTCCGATAACATTACAGCAATAAATGTCGGGGATAGTCGCATATATTCCATTAATGCTGAACACATAAAACAAATTAGTGAGGATGATACATTAGCTGTATTGGCAAAGAAATATAATGAGCATCTTGGTAGTGACTCAGGTGTTATTGATTCTAGGTTAGGTGGCGAGTTAGTACAGTTTATAGGTCTTGATGGTGTTCTTGAGATACATTTTCACGATATTCGGCTCGTACCTGGGGTGGTTGCATTAACTTCAGATGGTGCTCATACCATTGACAGTAATAATTTGAGAAAATTATATGCTCACTCCAATAATACTGGAGTGTTCGCTAAAAGAGTTATAGATCTAGCTAGTTGGTTTGGTGGATTTGATAATGCGTCGATTGCGGTAGTTGAGATTTCGAACATCCTAAGTGCTTTGGATGTATCATCTGGGGATGTAATTAATTTATGGGATCCTTTTGGTGAGATGAAAGTAATTAGCGTGCAACCTGCGCCGTTAGATATACCTAACTCAGCTACGGTTGAAAATGTTATTGATAGAAAAGTTACTGAGTTAGAATGCAGTAATGAAATTTCTAACAAAAAAAATGTATCGAAAAGGAAATCACGTACAAAGAAAAAAAATAGTAATATAAAGAGTGATGAGGGAAGGAATGTTATCGAAGCTAACAATAATGATAAGTTAGATAATATTTCACAGTTAGATATTTCATTCTCTGAGAAAAACTCCACTAAAGGAGATAAAGATGACTAATTTTACTCTCCCTGCAAGATATAAGAGGACTGAAGAAGAGGCTTCGGGAGGATTTGGTTGCGTGATCAAATGCTTGGATACTCACCTCGAAAGATTTGTCGCTATAAAGTCCATAAGTAATCCTGATGATTCTCCTCGAATGATGGATGAGTTATCAGCATTGATGAAATTAAGATCAAAACATGTAGTAGAGCTTTATGATGTTATTAATTATCAAGGTAAAGGAATTGCTATAGTCGAAGAGTATGTTGACGGACCTTCATTATTGGAAGTAGAGGATCGCATATTAAATTCTGAAGATCTGATTAAAATTTTGTGGCAAATATCTTCGGGTATTTCTGAGATACATTCTCATGATATTATTCATAGGGATATCAAGCCTGGGAACATGAAAATTGATTCTGAGGGAGTAGTGAAGATTTATGACTTCGGACTATCTAGAAATGTTGATGAAGCTAATACAATAGGTTTTAAAGGAACCCCAACATATGCTGCACCTGAATTATTTTTACATCAAGTAGCGTTTACAAAATCCATAGATACATATGCTTTTGCTGTAACGGCCATGTTTTTGGCTAAGACCCCACTACCACCGGAAATGAGAGTTTTACCAAAAAAATTATTGTCTAATCCTTTTGATAATTCTAATATACAGTTACCAACTCAGGTAAAAGAATTGCTTTTCCAATGTTTAGATACGAATCCTTGTGAGAGACCTGATATGGCTGATGTGTGTCAGACTCTAAAAAAATTCGTTCTCTACAACTCTCATAGAGCATTGTTAATCTCTGATAACACTCCTCCCGTCATCATTTCTTCAACAAATAAATCTGCGGCTTTTAATAATTCAGGGGTCGGGACTATTGAGGTGAAATATTCTGGTTCAGAGTTTTATATATCGAGTTTAAGTGGTGAGGTGTATGTGAATAATATAGCTGCAAAGCAATATAATATTTTGCCTGATTCATGTGTTATTATTCTGGGAGAGACTTCTCGGCCAAGAAAAGAGCGGGTCTTCATTACATTTGACCTTTCCCATCCGGAGGTGGTGTTATGATAAATCTGACTCCAGGAATTCAAGTTAGCAGATATACAATATTGAGGGAGATTGGTGAAGGCGGTATGCAAAAAGTTTATTTGGCAATGGATAATATTCTCTCGAGGCATGTGGCTCTCAAAACTCCCAAAAATAAATCTGCTGAAAAAAGGTTTCATAGAAGTGCAATATTAGCATCAAGGGTTAATCATCCTAATGTGGCTAAAACCTTAGATTACTTCATTGATGATGAGGGTAGAGAGTTTTTAACGGAGGAATTTATTGATGGAGTTGACTTGGATAAGGCTATTTTAGACACTTATTCAAGTGTTGATCCATATTTAACTGCTAAAATATTTCATAATTTAGCTAAAGCTCTGTCTGCTTCGCATCATGTTGACGTCATACACCGGGACCTCAAACCTTCAAATATAATGGTAGGCGGTGGTATCAATGCTACAGAGATAAAAATTACGGATTTCGGCATTTCAAAGATGGCCGGAGATGAAATTGATGAGGCTGCAAGAAATGGTCAAGATTCAATTAGTTCTTCGCAAACGGCTATCGGGGCTTTGCCATATATGGCACCGGAAATCATACAGAGTCAAGGTAAGGTTTCGAAACCTACAGATATTTGGGCATTGGGTGCGATGATGTTCAGGATTCTTACTGGAAAATACCCTTTTGGTATTGGTTATATGGCTATACCAAATATACTTTCTGGCACGCATGTTCCTTACCCTGACTTTATATTTTCAAATAGACAGTATGCGCCATTGGCAAATGAAATAATTAAACTTATAGAAGATTGTTTAAAATTGGAACCTTCTGAACGCCCAACAGCAGATGAATTAGTGATGCGTTGTGGTGAACTATGCTACCCAGTAAGTACAAGGGTTTTTGGGGTCATCGGTGATACTAGAGTGAAGTATGGATTCATCCGTGTGCCTCATCTTCCGAACGTCTTTTTCCACTATGATAGTGTCTATGGCCAAAAACCTTTTACTAATGAAAAGGTTATATTTTCTAAGCATCGTGGCGGTGGACATGATCGCGCGCATCCGGTTGTGAAAGCTAAGAAATGATTGTTTTTTGCAGCATAACGCGTGAATTTGCATGAGCATTTTACGAACTCTAATAGAAAAGCCCTCCAGTCCTGGAGGGCTTTTTCCATTAAATACAACTGCATTAAAATCGACCCATGAAGCGGGCGGGCGAGGCGGGGAAAGCACTGCGCGCTGGCGGTGGTGCTGATTTTATTTTTTCAGCGTCTGAGCGCGTCGTGATGGCGTTTAGATTGTTAGCCGGGGCGTTGGTGTGTCTGCGGGCTGTTTTGTGCGGTGGTGAGCGTGTGAGGGCGTGATGGCGGGGTGTAAAAAAGCCGCCCGCAGGCGGCGATGTTCAGCCGTTGTCAGTGTCCAGTGAGTAGTTTTTAAAGCGGATGACCTCCTGACCGAGCCAGCCGTTTATCTCGCGGATCCTGTCCTGTAACGGGATAAGCTCATTGCGGACAAAGACCTTTGCCACTTTCTCAATATCACCCAGCGACCCGACGTTCTCCGGCTTGCCGCCCATCAACTGAAAGGGGATGCGGTGCGCGTCCAGCAGGTCAGCGGCGCTGGCTTTTTTGATATTAAAAAAATCGTCCTTCGTTGCCACTTCACTGAGCGGGATAATTTTAATGCCGTCAGCTTTCCCCTGCGGGGCATAGAGAAACAGGTTTTTAAAGTTGTTGCGGCCTTTCGACTTCACCATGTTTTCGCGAAGCATTTCGATATCGTTGCGATCCTGCACGGCATCAGTGACGTACATGATATATCCGGCATGAGCGCCGTTTTCGTAATACTTGCGGCGGAACAGCGTGGCCGACTCATTCAGCCAGGCAGAGTTAAGGGCGCTGAGATATTCCGGCAGACCGTACAGCTCCTGATTAATATCCGGCTCCAGCAGGTGAAACACGGAGCCGGGCGCGAAAGGTGTCGGCTCGTTGAAGGACGGCACCCACCAGTAAACATCCTCCTCCACGCCACGGCGGGTATATTTTGCCGGTGAGGTTTCCAGTCTGATGACCTTACCGGTGGTGCTGTAACGCTTTTCCAGAAACGCATTACCGAATACCAGAAAATCCAGCACAAAGCGGCTGAAATCCTGCTGAGAAAGCCACGGGTGTGGGATAAACGTTGAGGCCAGAATGTTACGTTTGACGTAAATCGGTGAGCTGTGATGCACGGCAGCACGCAGGCTTTTTGCCAGACCGGTAAAGCTGACCGGTGGTTCATACCATCTGCCGTTACTGATGCACTCGACGTAATCCAGAATGTCACGGCGGTCGAGTACCGGTACCGGCTCGCCAAAGGTGAATGCTTCCATTTTCGGGGCGCTGGCGGTCATTTTTTTGGCCGCAGGTTGCGGTGTTTTCCCTTTTTTCTTGCTCATCAGTAAAACTCCAGAATGGTGGATGTCAGCGGGGTGCTGATACCGGCGGTGAGTGGCTCATTTAACAGGGCGTGCATGGTCGCCCAGGCGAGGTCGGCGTGGCTGGCTTCCTCGCTGCGGCTGGCCTCATACGTGGCGCTGCGTCCGCTGCTGGTCATGGTCTTGCGGATAGCCATAAACGAGCTGGTGATGTCGGTGGCGCTGACGTCATATTCCAGACAGCCACGGCGGATGACGTCTTTTGCCTTGAGCACCATTGCGGTTTTCATTTCCGGCGTGTAGCGGATATCACGCGCGGCGGGATAGAACGAGCGCACGAGCTGGAACACGCCGACACCGAGGCCGGTGGCATCAATACCGATGTATTCGACGTTGTATTTTTCGGTGAGTTT